ATAGCTCTGGGTGGAAATACATAACAACTGGTTTGGCTTCTCAATACCAGCAAAATGGTGGTGTTCATTCTTGGTACACAGCCGTATCAGGTACAGCAGGGAACGCTATCTCCTTTACCCAAGCAATGACGCTAAGAGAGGATAGTAATTTGGGTATTGGTACAAGTTCGCCAGCTTCAAAACTTCATGTAAACAACACAACTGGTGGTGTACAAGTAAGAGCAACAAGCGATAGCGATGTAAGTTTTTTTGCACTTTCTACTGCCGCAGACTCCACTGCTTTTGTATCTTTTGCCAATGATGCTCGTCAATGGACAATGCGAGTCAATGGTGCAGAAAGTGACCAATTCCAACTTAGAGACTCTACTGCTGGTGCTAATCGATTAGTTGTTGATTCGTCAGGCAATGTAGGTATTGGTACAAGTTCGCCATCGGCTAAGTTGGGCATACTTGTATCAGGAATGACTAACCAAGTCTCACTTGGTGCAAACGCATCAAATTCGGCCTATGGTTCAATTTCTTTTGGTGCAAGTAACCTAGATACTGGAAGGATTGGCTTTACTGCTGGCGGTAATACTGACCTTAATTTATACGTTGATGTACCAAGTGGAGGAACGCATCAATTTAGAAATGCTACTACTACAATGGTGACTGTTAATAGTGCAGGAAATTTAAAGACTATTGGAACAATTTCAGTTGGCAACGCTACACCCACAACAAGCGGTGCTGGCATCACATTCCCCGCAACTCAATCAGCATCATCAGACGCTAATACTTTGGATGACTATGAGGAGGGGACTTGGACACCTAGTGTAGCGGGTTCATCAACGGCAGGAACTGTTGCTTACACTTATCGATATGGATATTACACAAAAATTGGAAGACTTGTGTATGTTTATTTTGATGTAGAAGTTAGCAGTTTTAGCGGAGGCGCTGGTGGTTTATCAATAGGAAGTTTCCCATTTCCATGCGCTAATCTTCCCTACTTTTATCCAATTTTTCAGCCTTTTAATCTTGCCGCGGCATACGCTTCAACATACACCATACCAACTGGTTTTATTAACCCAAATAATTCGACAATGAATCTGTACTCTACAGATGCTGGATACACTAATTTTGCGACAATGAATGTAAATCAAATTGGTCGAATTTCAGGATATATAGTAATGCAAACCGATTAACTTATCTGCATTAGATGATGCAGACGGACACTTAACTTAAAGGAAAATTATGTCACTTACTAAAACCACAAACTTAGACCAGATTACTGTTCAAGAGAATGGCATCATTCTCTATCGTGAAGCAACACGCATCATGGAAGACGGCAAAGAACTAAGTAAAACTTACCATCGTTCAAGCCTCACACCCGCACAAGACCTGACAGGCGTTCCCGCTAATGTTGTTGCTATCTGCAATACAGTCTGGACAGCAGAGGTTATTGCGGCTTATCAAGCGGCTCAAGAAAGCACAACGCCATGATTACTTGGACTATCTCAACACTTGAGCGTGAAACCTCTAACGGCTTTGTAACAACTGCTCACTGGCAAGCCACAGCAGTAGATGGAGACTACACAGCCTCTATCTATTCCACTTGCTCATGGGCTGATGGCACACCAACGATTCCCTATGCAGACCTGACACAAGAAACTGTCCTTGGTTGGGTATGGGCTAATGGTGTTGATAAACAAGCCACTGAAGATGCTCTGGCGGCTAATATTGCTTTGCAGAAGAACCCTGTTACTGCTACTGGCACACCTTGGGCTGCTGAGTAATAAACATGGTAGAAGAGCCAGTCACTCACGAACACATCTATGAGCGTTTACTGGCTGTAGAGTCCAAAGTAGACAACATAGAGAAGAATACACAAGATGTAATCAAAGCCTTTAACGCTGCCTCAGGTGCTTTCCTAGTACTTGAGTGGATCGCTAAAGCTGTGAAGCCTATCATTATCATAGGTGCTTTCTTCGGGGCTATTTGGTTAGCTATTGACAATAGATTTAATGGAGTTAAGTAATATGAATATGCCTACACGTGGTCAGAGAACAGCTAAGAACAAGATGAAGAAGGTTATGGGTGAGTATAAAAGTGGTACTCTCCACAGTGGTAAGGGTGGCCCTGTGGTGAAGTCTCGTGACCAAGCAGTTGCTATTGCCATGAGTGAAGCTGATAGAGCTAAGAGAAAAACTGGTAGAAATAAGAAGTAAAGGACATATAAATGGCTACGTATTTAGACGTTGTGAACAATGTGCTCAGACGCTTGCGTGAGCCTACTGTTACTGCTGTAAATGATACTGATTATTCTAGGCTTGTAGGTATCTGGATTAATGACTCTAAGCGTGAGATTGAAGATTCCCATGACTGGAATGCTTTAAGCAATACCATTGTAGTTACCACAGTAGCTAATACTCGTAACTATACTCTCACAGGTTCAGGTCAAAGATTCACCACCAGTGATGTACTTAACGACACTGATGACTTCTCAATGCAAGCAGTTAATCGTGACTGGCTTAACCGTATGTACTACTTAGGTACATCAACACCAGCATCACCAACATACTATGCTTATAATGGTGTAGACAGTAACGGTGATACTAAGGTAGATTTATACCCTAATCCTAATGGTGTATATTCATTGAGGTTTGAGCTTACTATCCCTACAGTGGATCTAGTGAATGACTCAGATACTCTCTTGATACCTTCTCACTTGCCTCCTCTGTTGGCATACTCTAAAGCTATTGCTGAGCGAGGTGAAGACTCAGGTGTAACATCATCTGAAGCTTACTTGATGTACAGATTAGCCTTGGCAGATGCTATTGCCTTGGAAAGAAATCGTTATGAAGACTCAGTAGTTTGGAGTTCTGTGTAAATGGCTGAACAACTGCTAACAACAACAGTTCAAGCTCCCGGCTTCATGGGACTGAACTTGCAAGACTCATCTGTCAATCTAGATAATGGGTTTGCAACTGTTGCTCAGAACTGTGTCATTGACAGGTTCGGACGTATTGGTGCTAGGAAGGGATGGTCAGCAGCTCACTCTTCCTTGGCAGCTTTAACAGGCTTCTATGTAAAAGCTATTGGTGAGTTAATTGATAATGCTGGTAACTCTTACATTGTAGCTACAGGTAATAATAAACTATTTAAGTTAGTAGGTACAACACTGTCTGAGTTAACCTACGGAGGTGGTGGTACAGCCCCTACCATTACAGCTGACCACTGGCAGATGGCTCCGTTGAATGGATGCTTATACCTGTACCAAGCTGGACATGATCCTCTGGTGTTTGACCCTGCAACTAGCTCAACTACTTATAAACGTATCTCTGAGAAGACTGGTTATGTAGCTACAGTAACAAGTAATAACTGTGTTATCAGTGCCTATGGTCGTACATGGAGTGCTAATAATGCAACCAATAAGAGTATTGTACAGTTCTCAGACCTCTTAGCAGGTCATGTATTAAGTACAGGTACAGCTGGTACATTGGATGTATCTCAGGTATGGCCCGCAGGAGCTGATGAGATTACAGCACTGGCAGCACACAATGGCTTCTTAATTATCTTTGGTCGTAGACAGATATTGATATACTCTAATGCTACAGACCCTAATAACCTTACACTATCTGATTCTATTACAGGTATTGGATGCTTTGCCAGAGACTCCGTAGTTAAGACTGGTAGTGATATTGTCTTTCTATCAGATACAGGTGTACGTTCATTGATGCGTACCATTCAAGAAAAGTCAGCTCCAATGAGAGAGTTAAGCTTGAATGTTAAGGATGCTTTGGTAGAGGATTTATCTTCTGAGACTGCAATTAATATTAAGGCTGTATATTCAGACAAGGATGCCTTCTACCTATTGTCTTTACCCACTGTTAATACTGTCTATTGCTTTGATATGCGAGGACAGCTTCAGAATGGTGCAGCTAAGACTACAACGTGGAATAACATTACTCCTAGAGCTTTCTTCTACACTCGCAATAAAGATTTATTGTTAGGACAAGATGGTTTTATTGCAAAATATAATACAAACCTTGACAGTGCTGAGACTTATAGAGTACAATACTATACTAACTACTTTGACTTTGGTAGCCCTACATCTTTGAAGATGTTAAAGAAGATTAACTTAACATTCATTGGTGGTAACTCAGCTACAGTATTTATTAAGTATGGGTTTGATTTCAGTGCTGCATATCAGTCTAGAACCATTGCACTAGGTAGTTCATCAATAGCTGAGTATGGTATTGCTGAATATAACATTGGTGAATACACTGCAGGTATTGTGTTTGATAATCAAAAAATTCAAGCAAGTGGTTCAGGTAATGTCTTACAGATTGGCATGGAATTAGATGTTAATGGTTTTGAGATTTCATTACAAAAGCTTGACTGCTATGTCAAAGCTGGACGTAT